CTCTTCTTTTCATATTATCACGAGGTACGTGAGACATTGGATTGATAATCCCATCAAGAATCTCATCATCTACATCCCCGCGCATACTCTCTGCCCAGTTCTCGCGCTGTCCCTTTGACATGGAGAGTAGTAGTTTTTGACCCAGACCCCATAAATACCCAGTGTGATGTAGTCTATCTTCGGGCGTCTTGAAAGCCTCTGGGTGCTTCTTTTGCGCCTGCGTTAAGAGTGCTTTACTGAATGGTATAGATGCATGATGGGCATCTAATGCTGCTGCAACAAGACGTCGATTCTGGGCAGTACGGTAATTACCCACACTTTGCTCCATATCCCAATCATTGCGCGGCTCATGATTCATCATCTCTTGAGCAATAGAAGACATAGCAAACCGTTTCTCATCATCACTGAGGGATTCATTTCCACCTATACTGGCGTATAAATCCTGAAGTAACGTATGCATGGCTGGTAAAACCGCTAAATGATTCACTTTATCCTCAGCATTGAACTCCCTAATGTGTTCCAATGGTTCCCCACCAAAAGATGTGAAAGGAGCATGGAAAGGATTGCCCCCGAATGTTTCCCCGAACGGGAAGTCATGATGGTAAAAACGAGTATGGTCTACATCTCCGTGTTCTTCATCATGACTCAAAATACTCTCTATCTCATCTTTACTCACCTTACTCAGGTTATCCCCATGTCCCTCTAACATATGTCTCAATGCGCTCCTCATGTTATCAGGAGCAGACTCTCTTGGGTTGTCGGAACTACCATGGAACTGCTCATACCCATCCATGGAGGCTCTGAGACGTGGTATACCATCTTCACCACTCATAAGTTGCTGGATTCCTTCACGAAGAAGAGAGATATTGTAAACCCCTACTCCGAAATCATCAGCCTTCTCAGCACCAATGCGTTGTTGTGAACCCTCCCCAAAAGTTCGAGTGATACCCATCTCTGAAAGCATCTCTCCTAATGTGTGTTCAGCACTGTCGGGATTATTCATCCGTGCTCGGCGGGCACGGAAAAGTGGGAGGATGTCTTTCCACCCTTCGTGTTGAGAGTCCCCAATCATATTGAGAATATTTTTCTTCAGCCTCTGCACTTGTTCAGGTCGGTCTATCGACGTTGGAGCATGTGGGCCGAATAGATGCATGATGAGACTGAACATCCCCGGCGCGCTTTCTTCAAGTTGGGTACTCCGGGGCTCCTTGCTACCTCCGTGGGCCCCCGCTGAACCCAATTCACCTGTACCACCTGCACTATTGAGCATACGCCCTATAGCACCAAGTCGTTCACGGTGTTCTTCACCTTTCTTTCCTTTTCTCTCCTTTGGGAAAAAATGGCGACTGAGACCCCCTGTTGGCCCTCCACTCTGCCCTGTGCTCGCTACGGCTTGAGCGCCTTCTAAATGGGCTGTTCTGGGGTTATGGGTGATGATATTACCACTCGGGAACTTATCTGGTCGCATACCTATTCGACGTACCACATTCTGCTCATCAGCCAAACCAACTGATTTCGGTCCAATCTCAGCAAGCCAGCCTAAATCAGATATGAAGGGGTTGAAATCCATATGGGAGGCGGTAGGAAACCTTTCACCCCCTGCTGTCAAAATCGACTCTTCTCCTGCACCTAATGCTTCCTCTGCACTCATAGTGTCTGGGTCATCTTCATCACGATGTGCAGGCACTCTTGGTAAATCTTTGAAATGC